CCGGCGCCGATTCTGTACTTCGGGCCGACGAAATCGAACATTGATGGCGTGATCGAGCCGCGCGTTGCGCAGATGCTGAGGTCGGCTCCGTCGCTGTGGGAGAAGACCCTGCACGGCCGGCGGGCGCAGAAGCTCGTCAAGCGCGTGGCAGGCGTGACGTTGCGCTTAGCATGGGCGGGTTCGCCTACTGAGCTGGCATCTCAGCCCGCACATACAGTGCTGGCGGACGAGGTGGATCGCATGGAGCCGATTCCAGGCGAAGGCGATCCGCTGACACTGGCCGAGGCGCGCATTGCGACGTATCCGGACGGGCGGTTGATAGTCACTTCGACGCCGACCGAAGGGAACGTCGAGACCTACATTCACCCGGATACGGGTATCGAGCACTGGAAGGTGGCGAAACCCGAGGACATTGCGAGTCCGTCCTGGAAGCTGTGGCAGGAAGGGACGCGATTCGAGTGGGCCGTGCCATGCCCGGAATGCGATGAGTATTTCGTCCCGCGGTTCAAGTTGCTGTGGTGGCCGAAGGATGCGACGGCGCGACAGGCCATTCGCGAGGCACGGCTGACCTGCGCGCGATGTGGTGCGCAGATTGAGGATCACAAGAAGTCGTGGATGAACGAGCGCGGGCACTACCTCGCGCCGGGACAGAAGGTCGAGAACGGCGAGGTGGTGGGCGCGTTGCCGGAAGCGGCAGATGCGTCGTTCTGGACGTCCGCGCTGATGTCGCCCTGGGTGACGTTCGGCAGGCGCGCGTCCGACTGGATCAAAGCGGTGTCCAGTGGCGACCCGGATCGCGTTCGCGGCGTGCTGAATACCGCGTTCGGCGAGTTGTACCGCGTCGGTGGTGAGGCCCCGCCGTGGCAGCGCATTCGCGATCTGTGCGGCGAGTACACGAGCGGCGATGTGCCGCCTGGCGTTGAGTCGATCACGGCCTTTATCGACGTGCAGAAGGATCGGCTGATCTACGCCATTCGCGGCTGGGGTGCTGGGATGCAGTCCTGGCTGATCGAGGCCGGCGAGTTGTGGGGCGATACCGAACTCGAGGACGTCTGGCAGCGACTTGGCGAGATGCGTGATCGCAAGTTCGGCGAGCGCGAGCTACGGATCAAGCGCATGGGCGTCGATTCCGGATACCGACCGGGTGATGCCAGGCGCACGCCAGATAACCGGGTGTATGAATTCTGCCGCCGATACAAAGGCTGGGCGCTGCCGACGAAAGGCCGCGACCGCATGGCGAAGCCGCTGAGTCCGTCGCTGATCGACGTGACGGTGCGCGGCAAGGTCGTTAAGAACGGCCTTCAAATCTGGCACATGGACACGGATTTCTTCAAGTCGTGGGTGTACGCGCGCTTCGAGTGGCCGAAGGATCAGCCGGGCGGGTGGTCTGTGCCGGTAGACGTGACAGAGGACTACTGCCAGCAAGTGACCGCCGAGGCGCGCGTCCTGAAACCGTCAGGCCATGCGGTGTGGATTCGGGTCCGCAAGGACAACCACTACCTCGACTGCGAGGCGGGAGCCGTTGCGATGGCGTACTCGTTGGGATTGCACGCGCGTGTGAGGCCGAAGCAAGAGGCGGCTATACCTTCCGTCGAAGCACAGCGTGCGCAGGCCGCGCCTGTGGCGGAAAAGCCGATCATGCGCACGCCTCGCATTTCGCGTTCTGGCTTTGTTCGCAATTGGAGGAAGTGGTGATTCTGGAAGCCGTACCGTCTGAGTTCATCGCCGGAGACACATGGCGGTGGACACGCGACTTTGCCGACTATCCGGCAGGCACGTGGACGGTCACGTATTACTTCGAGAACGCGGCGCAGACGTTCAATATCGCAGGCGTTGCGGATGGAACATCGCACGATTTCACGATTGCAGCCACGACGACGACGGCCTACAAGGCCGGTCGCTACTTCTGGTCGGCGCGAGCGACCGATGGTTCGGTCGTGGAGACGATCCCAGACGAGAATGGTTGGCTTGAAGTCAAAACAGATCCGGCCGCTGCCGGTACTCGTGACCGCCGTTCGTGGGCGCGCCGCGTGCTGGATGCCCTCGAGGCCACGCTTGAGGGCCGCGCGTCCACGGATCAGATGTCGATGGCGCTTGCTGGCCGGTCGATCTCTCGCATGTCGCCGAGCGAATTGATGGACTGGCGCGATCGGATGCGGACCGAGGTCAGGACGCAGGAGCAAGGCGACAAGGCCGGGCTTGGCCGCGATATCCGAGTGAGGTATGGCCGTGCGTAATGTGTTCGATACGCCGATGGGGCAGGCGCTGCTCGCGCGGCTCGAAGCCGAGCGTGAAACGCAGCGCGCGCGCGCCAAAGCGACGAAAATCGGCGGTATTCATCGCAGACAGTACGCGAATGCGCGCGGCTCGCGGCTGACCGGTGGCTGGTTGTCGTCGTCAACGAGTGCGGACAGCGAACTTTCCGAGGGTCTGCGCACACTTCGGGATCGTTCGCGCGCGCTGATTCGCGATGCGAGTTATGCCAAACGCGCCCGTACCGTTGTCGTGAACAACGTCATCGGCCAAGGTATCGGGTTGCAGGCGCAGGTTCGCACGTCGCGCGATGCGTTCAATGATCGTGTGAACGACGACATCGATCGTGTGTGGGAGCGATGGTGTCAAGCGGATTCATGCCATACGGGCGGCCGTTTGCACTTCGGTGATCTCGAGCGCGCGCTCATGAGCGAGGTGTTTACTGCTGGCGATGTCTTTGTGCGCATTCACCGCAGACCATTTGGGAATTCGATCATTCCGTTTGCGTTGGAACTCATCGAGTCGGAACGTCTCTGCGACGATGCTTCCGTGCCGTCCGTGCCGCAGGGCCGGAATCTTCGCATGGGCGTCGAGACGGATGAGTTTCATCGTCCGGTGGCGTACTACATCAGGCAGGCACACCGCAACGATGTGCGGTGGCATAACGCGTCTGAAAAGGTCGAGCGCGTCATGGCGGAGGACGTCATTCACCTTGCGGTAATTGATCGTTGGCCGCAGACGCGCGGCGAGCCGTGGCTGCATACGGCTCTACGCAGACTGAACGACATGGACGGGTACAGCGAGGCGGAGATTACCCGCGCGCGCGTTCAGGCATGCAACGTGGGCGCCATCGAGACGCCGGAAGATTCTGCGTCCTTCGGCGACGAGCAGGCCGATGGTACCGTCGAGATGGAGGTCGAGCCGGGCATCTTCAAGCGTCTGTCACCCGGCGAGAAGCTGAACGCGCTGTCGCCGACCGCGCCCAATCCCGCCATGGACCCGTTCATGCGGTACATGCTGCGGGAAGTCGCGGCGGGAACCGGAGTGAGTTACGAAAGTCTGTCGCGCGACTACTCGCAATCGAACTACTCGAGTTCCCGGCTTGCGCTGCTCGACGACCGCGATCTCTGGCGGGTTTATCAGACATGGTTCATCCGCACCTTTCGCGTGCGTGTGCATCGCGAGTGGCTGCAGGCGGCCGTGTTGTCTCGCGCGATCAGAACTATTGACGTCGAGGCATATGCTTTGGATGCTGCAAAGTTCGAGGAAACACGCTTCAAGCCGCGCGGCTGGTCGTGGATCGATCCGACCAAGGAAGTCGAAGCGTACAAGGAAGCGATCAAGGCCGGCATCACGACGGCGACGGACGTCATTGCACAGACCTCTGGCGGACGCGATATCGAGGACATCCTCAACGAGCGCGAACAGGAACTGAAAATGATGAAAGATCGCGATCTCGTGTTCGACGTGTCGCCGGAGACTTACGAGAAGCCCGAACCGGCGCCGCCGGACAAACCGACGGCAAAACCTGACGATGAATCCACAGACGACCCGCCGAAGAAGCGGGTCGTTTCGTTTCTGAGGTAGCACCATGACTGAAGTCTTGAAACTGCCGCTTCTCGCGAGGGAGGCGGACCGAGCAGACATTGCCCTGCGGAAAGAAGAAAAAGACGCATTTACGCGACTGACGTTTGCCGCGTCCTCTGAGACGCCGGTCGAACGGTGGTTTGGCGATGAAATCCTCTCTCACGACAAGAGCGCGATCCGCCTTGACCGCGTGAAGCGCGGGGCCGCACCGCTGCTCTTCAACCACGACAGCGGTGATGTCATTGGAATGGTCGATGGCGCGCGCATCGAGGATTCACGACTCGTCGTCGACGCGCATTTCTTCAACACCGATCGTGCGCGAGAAATCGAGGCGATGGTGGATGGCGGCCTGCGCAATGTGTCATTGCAGTATCGCGTCCATGCTGTCGAGGAAGAAACCAAGACGCAGCGCTACACGGTGCGCGACTGGGAGCCGCTGGAGGTTTCTATCGTGAGCATCCCAGCAGACGCTACGGTCGGCCTGGGCCGATCGAGCGAAGTATTCGAGGTTCGCATGTTGCGCACCTCTCACCCGGCGGTAACCGCCGTTACCAAGGAGCCAAAGATGGCTGATGAGAAAGAAGCCGCGGCGGGCGAAAGCGCCGAAGTGAAGGTCCAGGTCGTTCGGCATGAGGGCCCGAGCGCAGTCGAGATGGAAAAGGCGCGACAGCGCGGCATCGACAACCTCGCCAAGGCGAATGGCATCGACGAGGGTGTCAAGAGCCGCTGGATTTCGGCGGGCACTTCGCTCGAGCAGGTGAGCGAGGATCTGATGCAGATCCTCAAGAGCCGCAGCGAAAAGGCCACGCCTGTCACCGAGATCGGGTTGTCCGACAAGGAGGCTCGCCGGTTCTCTCTCGCGCGCGCCATCAACGCCTGCGCGGATCAGAACTGGGCAGATGCGGGACTCGAGGCGGAAGTGTCGCGTGAGATCGGCAAGCGGCTCGGGCGCGTCTCCGACAAGAAACGCTTCTATGTGCCCGCCGAGGTGCAGAAGCGCGATCTGACGGTGGCGTCGGCGGCGGGCGGTGGCTATCTCGTCGAGACGAAGAACCAGAGCTTCATCGAGATCCTGCGCAACAGCTCGGTGGCGATCCGCATGGGCACGCAGGTGCTCGGCGGTCTGCAGGGTTCGGTGACCGTGCCCAAGCAGACCGGCGCCGCGACCAACTACTGGTTGGCCACGGAAGCGACGGCGATCACCGAGAGCCAGCAGACGTTCGGCCAGATGGCGCTCAGCCCGAAGACGGCCGGCGCCTACACCGAGATCAGCCGTCAGCTCCTGCTGCAGTCCTCGCCCGGCGCGGAACAGCTCGTGCAGTCGGACCTCGCGCAGGTCGTGGCGCTCGCGGTGGATCTGGCGGTGCTGAATGGCTCTGGCAGCGGCGGCCAGCCGACCGGCATCATCGGAACGTCCGGGATCGGTTCCGTCACCGGCACCTCGCTGGCCTATGCGGGCATCGTCGAGTTCCAGACGGATACCGCGGGCGGCAATGCGCTGTTCGACTCGTCCGGCTACGTGACGACGCCGGCTGTGGCTGGCCTGCTCAAGCAGCGCGTCAAGTTCTCGTCGACGGCCTCCCCGATCTGGGAAGGCAAGCTGCTCGAGGGCACCGTGGACGGATACCGTGCGATGGCATCGAACCAGGTGCCGTCCGCGAACATCCTGTTCGGTGACTTCTCGAAGGTCGTGCTGGCCGAGTGGGGCGTTCTCGAGGTGGAGGTGAACCCGTATGCGAATTTCGCTGCGGGCATCGTCGGTGTTCGGGCGATGTACTCCATCGATGTGGGCGTGCGCTACGCGGCAGCGTTCTCGCTGGCCACGAGCGTGACCTGAGTAGGAGGCTGGCGTGCTGTCTGCCACGAGTTCCCCTCTTGTCGCAGGCAGCACGCCTACTTCAACCATGAAGAAGCACATCCGTGTCATGCGCTCGTTTCGTTACGAGGGCAAAGAACTTCCCGTCGGCACTGTCATCGAGGTGGAAGCGATTTTCGCTACCGAGATGATTGCCGCCAACAAAGCCGTGGGCGAGAAGCCTGTCGAAGTCTCCAAGCCACCAGTTGTCGAGTCGTCCGTGAACGATTCGCCTGCGGCAGAAGCGACCACCGACAAGACGAGTGCGCGGCTCAGGAGAAACAAAGATGCTGGCTAACCAAGGGCAAGCGGCGACTCAAACGCAGGTCGTCATTTCGGTCTCTGCCGCGAATACTGCTGCGGCGACGTCGTCGTGGGTCGATGTGAGAAAATACGAGGGCGATCTCGTCTTTCTCATCAATCCGGGGGCGATCACAGGGTCGCATACGCCGTCGATTGAGGATGCGACGGACGGCAGCGGCACCGGCAGCGCGGTGGTGGCAGCCAACGAAGGCTCCTATACGGCGCTCACGGCGAACACCGCGAGAAAATACACGATCCCGGCAGGATCGGTGCGCGGATGGGTTCGATATGTCGGCACCATCGTCACCGGGCCTTCGCTGATCGGCGTGCAACTGCTCGCACACCCCAAGTACGTCGAATGATGGAGACAGAATCAGACCGTCTAGAGATGATCAAATCTCTGGGCGGTTTGTGCGTGCGCCACGTCGGCGGCGAATTCCTGGCGATCTTCGACAACGCCTATTCTGGCTTATCCGCCGCCGACCTCGAGGTCGAAGAACGCGGCCCACGGCTGACGTGCAGGACGTCCGATGTCATCGCCTTGCGCAAGGACGACGCGCTTGAAGTCTGCAATGCGACGTATCGGCTCGCTCGCGCGGAGCCAGACGGCACGGGAATGACCGTGCTCGTGCTGCGAGAGTGACATGCACCGCGCCTTGCAGGT